GATTATTATATGGGGATCACCCTGTAAGATAATGCCACACTAGAGAACAGGATGTTCTCTAAGTAGCCCCTTGCTTGCAAATCCGTCCCAGTTTAGGACCGGATGCAAGACGAACGTAGTTGAGGTGTTGCCCTTTCGGACAATCCTCGTTGTGCCGTTCGCCTGAATAGAGAACTTTTCCGTAAAGGAATCGTACTTATCAGGCGAGCCCGCAACTACATCAACCGACTGAAGTTTCGTTAAAAGTCGCAAAGACTCATTCACGTTCTTCTCACCTTCAGGTTTCTCCACAGCGCGTAAAGCGTAAGGGAGATTCCCGTTTAAAATGGCAGTAAGATCTTTATTTCTAAATTTCTTACTAACCTTGGTGAACCATCGTTTGTTATGTAGGCTTATCTTCGATTTCTTGGAAAGGTAACCTATGCCATGCTCACAGTAATGTGAAAACGGTACAGATAATCCAACTTCGGAATCGTGATACATTGTTCTACCATTTTTACCTCTAGCTATGATATCAGATAAGGGCCGATAATTAACCGGCCCTACATCTTTTATCATTTCCGCCAAATGGCGATAAATGCTATGATAGCCCCGAGCAACTCGACAATTTGTGTCAAGAGATCGAGGCAATATCGCATTAGCTGCATGGTAAAGATCCTTCGTCGAGATTAAGCGACGTTTTAGGTAGAATGGGCGTACGTTAATGCCCTGGTAATAATCCGCGCCACAAGACTCCTTAAAAGGTCCTGACATAAATGATTTCTCCGTGTTAACGGTAAAACCAGCATATGCCAAGTTTTCAACAAGACTTGGGGCAAGATGAAATGGAAGAATAAGATCGTCGCCGTAAACGGCTAGATCCGACTTATCCAAATCATAGTTCATACAATAGGCAGTCGCTTTCGCGATAGCCCAGAATATGAGGGATTCCAGAGGAAAGGTAAAACCATTACCCATAGCAGACATTTTATTGTATACTATGAGTTCATCGTCCAACATGCCACTTTCGTGACGTAAGTCCGATAATAAGGCAAACCATTCAGGAGAAAGCAAAAGCTCACATATGGCGATCGATACAGTATCCGAAGCGGATGCTAAATCAATCGTCGAGTCTTGTTCCGGATCGAGTCCTAAACCCAACGAACCCAAAATAGAACCCCTACGGGCCATATCTTGGTTTTTCGATTGGTCTCGAAGATCAACCCCTACACCTGACAGCAAATTCATAAGCGTTTTCTTAACGCCTAATTGCATATACATGTTAAGTGTATTCCCTATCCCAATCGGACGCATAC